CGAGGCCGATGCCATCGAGTTCGACTTCAGCGCCGTCGCCGTGCTTCAAGAGGCCGAAGACAGCAAGTGGACCCGTGAGCAGGGCCAGCTCACCGCAGGTGCAATCACCATCAACGAGTGGCGGAAGCGCCAGGGCTTGGACCCGGTGGCTTGGGGCGACGCACCTTTCAGTGCCGTGGCCAGCATCGCGCCAGGTGCTGACACCACTTCGACCTCCAATGCGCAGAATCCCACGCAGGATGGCCAGGAAGGCCCCGACCTACCCCCAGATGACGGCTCGGTCAAGTCTGCGGTCAAACGCGCACTGCTGGCCATCAAGGCTGTGAATCCTGCCATTCAGAAGTCCATCGAATACGGCTCACCCGAGCACGAGGCTGCGTTCAAGGCATTCGACCGTCGCGCCAAGCGCCATGAGAAGCGGTTTGCTGACGCGGTCCGTGGGCTGATGGAAGACCAGAAGGCTGCGCTCATCAAGGCTTACAGCGCCAAGTCCGCTGCCGGTCTCAAGGCCGTGGACCCGGATGACCCGTTTGACATCGACATCTGGGCTGCGGCCTTCAAGGATGCCATGCACGACCACTACGAGTGGATCACCCAAGACGCAGGCGACGCGCTGTTTGATGAGATCAAGTTCCAGGGCTCGTGGGACATCTCCAACCCCAAGGTGGCCGAGTTCATCAGCACCCGTGCCCAACGATTCGCCAAGGCCGTCACCGAGACGACCTGGACCAAGCTCAAGGAAGCGCTCAGCGAAGGCCAGCAGGCCGGTGAGGGCATTCCTCAGCTGATGGAGCGGGTTGAGGCGACGATGGGCACCCGCATCGCATCGAGCCCTGAGGTCATCGCCCGCACTGAGGTCATCGGCGCACTGAATGGCGGCGCGTTGCTCGCTGCCAAGACTTCCGGAGTTGTCAAGGGCAAGAAGTGGATTGCGGCGCTGGACCAGCGGACCCGTGAAAGCCACGTCGATGCTCACACCGAGTACCAGGCCAACCCCATCCCGCTGGATGATGACTTCGTTGTGGGGTCTGGGACGGGTCCGTGCCCAGGGTCGCTTGGCTCGGCTGAGGAAGACATCCAGTGCCGGTGCAGCCTCGGGTGGGTCGTTGATGATGGCGAGGATTAGGTCATAGCCTGAAAATGTGAAAAACACAACAAAAAGGCTTGACTGATCGCTGGGAAAGGTCTCATAATGAAGGTTGAACCATTGGCATTTCGCCGTAATGTTGACAACTCCATAGTTTTGTTGGGCCAATGGCAGCGTAGTGTTGCGCTCGCCATCCAACTCTTGGAGTCACCAGACGCCGAAGCAACCGGCATCAAGGTCGATGGAGACTACATCACCATCGTCGTCAGCAACGGCCGAGCCGAGTACCGTATCACCGAACGTGGGGTGTTGAGCGTCAACGCTGAGTTGGTGTGGGGAAGCGTCGAAAGGGCTGAGGCATGAAGGCAGATAAGGCGATTAACGCACTGCTGGTTGAGACCAAGGCCAACGATGCTGGCGACGAAGTGTTTTACTTCCAAGCTTCCGTGGGCACCAAGGACCGAGACGGCGAGATTGTCACCGTTGACGGCTGGCAGTTCGACAACTTCCTGAAGAACCCAGTGTTCATGACCTTCCACGACTACGAGACGTGGCCGGTTGGCAAGGTCGTGTCGCTTGAGCCCAACGCCATCGGCTTCACGATTGGCGTTGTGTTCGACGTTGAAGACCCGGAAGCCGTCAAGGTCATGAGGAAGTACCAGAATGGCTTCCTCAACTGCGTCTCGGTCGGCTTCCTTCGGCTGGAGACGACCGGCAAGCGCGTAGGCAAGGACTGGGTGACGACCAAGAAGGAACTGTTGGAGGTGTCCGCAGTCCCCATCCCGGCGCACCCTGATGCGACGATGATCCGCAAAGACATCGAGGGATTGGAGGACCGAGTGAAGGGCAACAAGGCTGTGGACTTCGCCACTTCGCTGGCGCTGGACCAGGCCCGCAGCAACCTCTGGGACCGCAAGTGGGTCATCGAGCGTGCGCTGGAGCGGGCCAATGACAGCGTCATGGAAGACGGCGACCTGGACCGGGAAGCCAAGCTGGCGGCCATCGCCGGCAACTTCGAGCAGTTTGGCCAGGCCATGCTCGGCTGGTACGGCGACTACATCAACGTCAAGACGCTTGCGGAAGCCGCTGGCGTCAAGATGGTCCAGCCGACCAAGCCCAGCGAGACGGCCGGCACCGAGACGACCGAAGACCAGCCTGCCGAGACCGGCGTGAAGGCTGGTCGCTCCATCAGCAAGAAGAATGCTGAGGCCATCAGTGAGTGCGTCAGCACCATCGAGGAGTGCATGAGCATGCTTGGCGAGGCAAAGACGGCTCTCAGCGGTCTCGTGGCGGACGACAAGGCAGAAGGCGATGCTGGCGACGGCAAGCCTGCGGCCGAAGGCGACGGCACCCCCAAGGAAGACGCCGGTGCGACCGGCCAGAAGTCGGCCACCGATGGTGGCGAGGTGGCAGTTGGCGATGACATCCTGTCCGCGCTGACTGCGTTCGTTGGCAACAAGGAGGCCAAGTAATGAAGCTCAACAACATCGAGCAGCTGCTGACGGACGTGGCTCAGCGGCTCCAGGGCATTCCCGAGAATGTCTTGGGTGAAAAGCAGATTCGCGACATCTTCCAGTCCATGTGGGACGCCGCGATGGCGGACCCTGAGCTGGGCCGCAAGATGCGCTTCCAGGATTCGCCGGACGTGCTCCAGGGCTCGAAGTTTGCCCGTTGGGGTCTCGGTGTCGCTGACATCGAGTTCCTCTACGACATGCAGTCGGCTCTCAAGGGCCAGCGCCGGTCGGATGGCAGCGCCTACACCGGCCCCAGCGACCAGCTGGAGAATGCCTTCAAGGCCATCTCGGATGCCTGCTACATCAGCCAGGAAGAAATCCGCCGCATCGACGGCCAGGCCATCGAGGGCATGTTCCCTCGCGTCTCGAAGGCTGCCATGAAGTCCTACGAGCGTGCGCTCAAGGCCATGGACACCGCTGAGTCCGGCTACGGCCAGCAGCTGGTGGGCGCGCAGTACGTCGGTGAGCTCTGGGAGGCTGCGCGGCGTGAGTCCCGCATCTTCAACCAGCTGACGGCCTTCGAGATGACCAGCCCTTCGGCCTACCTGCCGGTGGAGGTGGACATCCCTGAGATGTTGTTCGTTGGTGAGTCCACCAGCCCGACTGCGTTCACCAGCCCCTACGCCACCTCCAAGACCGGCTCGCAGCGCGTCCAGGTCGATGCCAAGAAGTTCATCATCCACCAGGTGTGGAGCGGTGAGCTGGAGGAAGACGCCATCGTGCCCTTCATCCCCTTCCTGCGTGCGCAGGCGGCCAAGGCCATCGCCCACTACACGGATTCGCTGGTCCTCAACGGTGACACCACCAACGCGGCGACCGGCAACATCAACCTGGACGACGCGGACCCGGCCGACACCAAGCACTACCTGGCCTTCGACGGCATCCGCCACGCCGCTATGGTGGACAACACCGCCAACGCGGTGGACTGTGCCGGCGCGGTCACCTACCGCCAGCTCACCAAGCTGCGCGGCCTGATGGTCGATGCGGCCCGGTTCGTGGATTGGGGCCACCCGGCTGACCCCAATGACCTCATCTTCTGCTCGGATGTCGATACGGCTGACCGTATTGCTGAGCTCGATGAGGTTCTCACCATGGACAAGTACGGCGCGAATGCCACTGTCCTCAACGGTGAGGTGGCCAAGATTGGTCGGAACCCGCTCTGCGTCTCGCTGGCCCACAGCAAGACCGAGGCGGATGGCAAGGTCAGCACGACCGCTGCCAACAACACCAAGGGCCAGGTCACGGCGTTCAACCGGAAGGGCTTCGTGCCCGGCTGGCGGCGTCGCGTCAAGCTGGAGGTGGAGCGCATCCCCGGCACCGACCAGACCCGCATGGTCTACTCGATGCGCATGGGCATGGGTCGGTTCACCCCGACCGGGAATGCCAACGCCATCGAGGCTGCGGCCTGCCTCTACAACATCACGGTCTAGGCAGCCAGCGACGCGCATTGGGGAAGGGGTGTCAATCCCCTTCCCCAATTTTGAAGAGGGTTTCAAACCATGCAATTGGAAGGAATCATTGCGAAGGGCCAGCTGGTTGGGCTTCACTTCATGCAGGATGCTGTCGCTGCCTCGCAGACGGACGCTCAGCTGCCCGTCATCGAGAGTGGCGCCACCTCCGGCACGACCGGCGTGGACGGCTACACCATGCCCTTCGACGGCTCGATTGTGGGCGTCAGCTACGTCTTGAGCGCAGCGGCGACCGCAGGCACCCTGTCGATTGGCGCGACCGTCAATGGCACCGAGAAGACCGACCCCACGCTGAGCGTCACCACCGGCACGTCCGGCAGCGACAAGGCCACGCGTGAGGCGTCTCGCTTCGTTGCCGGCGACAAGATTGGTGCTGAGATCACCACCTCTGCGGACTGGGATGGCATCAACTCCGACCTGGGCGTGGTCGTGTGGGCGCTTCTCAACATCGAGGGCATCTAACCATGGGCCTTCGCTGCGTTTCGGCCTACAAGTCGGTCTACAAGTTCAAACAGGTCGTCATCGACCCTGGCCAGACGGTCGAAGGCGACGCAGAGCTAGAAGCCTTCCTGCTGGCCGATTCGCCTGGCTCGTTTGAGCCGATGGTCGATTCCCCCAGCCAGCCTTCCAAGGTGCCTTCCGTGGCCACCGAGTTGGGCGAGAATGGCAGCGCTAAGGCCATCGAATCCGCGCCTGCGGACAAGATGGTGAAGCGTCCGGTCGGAAAGAAGGCCAAGAATGGCTAGCAAACTCAGTCAAGTCGCCGCTTCCGCCAAGGTTGCGGATGGTCGGGTGTGGTTGAAGAGCATCACGTTGGCTGCTGGGGCTGACGCCGCTTCTGTCGTTGTCGATGATTCGACCGATGGAAGCGGCTCGGACCTGCTGACGCTCAAGGCTGCAGCCGGCACGACCGCCACCTGGCGGTCTGGCGATAAGCAGGGTGTGTTCTTCGGAACCGCTCTGTACGCCGCCATCACTGGAACTGCGCCTGCCGTGAGCTTCGAGTACGAGCAGGGATAGGGGTTGGAGGTTGAGCCATGCCTATCACAAATGGGTATGCCACACTGGCTGAGCTCAAGGCTCGGCTCAACATCACCGACACCGCAGACGATGCTGTGCTGGAAGCGGTCATCACGGCCGCTTCCCGCTCCATCGATGCCGACACCGGCCGGCAATTCTTCGCCACGACGGCGACCCGCTACTTCACCGCTGATAGCTCTTATCTAGTGTTCATCGATGATTTGCTGTCGATTACCAGCCTGAAGGCTGATCTTGACGGCGACCGAGTGCACGAGGACACCTGGAGCAGCAGCGATTACGACCTTGAGCCCTACAATGGGGCCAGCCAGAGCATCCAAGAGCCCTACACCCGCATCCGGCTGCGTCCGCGCAGCAACAAATACTTCCCGACCTTCCGCCACGGCGTTGAGGTCGTTGGGTCGTGGGGCTTTGCAGCGACCGCGCCTGCGCCGGTCAACGAAGCCTGCCTGATCCAAGCTGCTCGGCTCTTCAAGCGCAAGGATGCGCCGTTTGGCGTCCTGGGGACGCCTGAGCTTGGCGTCGTGCGCCTCCCCAAGCTTGACATGGACGTGCGCCAGCTGCTGGCCCCGTTCGTGCGCTACGAGGTGCTTTGACGATGAACAAAGGCTTCAAGTTCAGGCCTCCCAGCCTTTCCCGGCTTGAGCACCTTGCGAGTGGCGGGAAGTCGGGCATGATTGCGACCGAGTTGCGCACGGCCTTCGAGGCGTCCGGCTTCATCGTTGAGGATGAGGCCCGGAACCGTGCGCCGGTCAACATGGGCATGCTCAAAAACTCCATCACTCACGAGGTGGATAGCAGCTCAATGCCCAGGTTCGTTGAGGTCGGCACCAACCTCTTCTATGCGCCGTACGTCCATAACGGCCGGAAGCCTGGAAAGATGCCGCCAGTGGAGCCGCTGAAGGCTTGGGTTGAGCGGAAGCAGCTCAAGGACGAAGACGGTGAGCCACTCAGCGCCTGGGCCGTGGCCATGAGCATCAAGAAGAAGGGCATCAAACCTAAGCCCTACCTGACTGGTGCGCTCGAAGCCAAGCAGCGCAGCGTCTTCCGGCAGTTCGACAAGGCACTTGATAGGGTTCAAGCACAATGGCACGACTAGCTGACATCCGAAACGGACTGGCCACCAGCCTTGCAGCCATCACCGGCCTGCGCGTCCACAAGACGATTCCGGACCAGGTGGCTGTGCCTGCGGCCATCATCGGCCTTCCCGAGATTGAGTACGACCTGGCGATGCGTGGGACCGCCAGCAAGTTCACCATCCCCGTGCGCATCTACGCCTCGAAAGCCAGTGAGCGTGCGGCTCAAGAGAAGGTAGATGAGTTCATGGAGGCGTCCGGCGACAAGTCGGTCAAGCAGGCCATCGAGACGGACCCGAGCCTTGCTGGCGCGGCCCACACCGTGCGCGTCTCTGCGGCCAAGGGGTATGGGGTTTACGCCGTTGGTGGGGTTGACTACCTTGGCGTTGAGTTCGTTGTGGAGGTGGTGGCCTAGATGGCTAAGAAGTATCGAGCCTTGAACGGCCTGAATTACCCGGTCAAGGGCAAAGAAAAGCGGGTGGAGCCGGGTGAGGTCGTCTCGGACCTTCCGGCCAACGCCATCGAAGCCTTGCTCAAGCAAGGCGACATCGAGCCTGTGGGCGATGAGAAGGGTGGTGAGGCGTAATGTCCTTCCAGCACGGGAAGTCTTCGGTCATCCTGGTCAATGAGTTCAACCTGTCGGCCTACTTCCGTGGGATTGAGACCGGCAAGAGTGTGGAATCGCATGACACCACGGTGTTTGGGCAGGGCTCGAAGACCTATCTGCCTGGCCTCAAGGATGGCACGCTGTCGCTTGATGGCCTCTGGGATGGCGCGTCCGGTGCCATCGATGAGAAGGCCAACACGATGCTCGGGTCTGCGTCCGGCCAGCTCATCACGGTTGCGCCTGCTGGCTTTGCGGTCGGCAATCGCTGCGACCTTCTGGCCAGCCGCTTCACCAGCTACAACGTCTCGGACCCGGTTGGAGACCTCGTTTCCATCGCGCTGGACTGCCAGGCTGATGGCGGGATTGATGGCGGCGTCTGCCTCAACGACCTTGCGACGGCCGTGGTTGCGGCTGGCAACGGCTCCAATGTGGACAACGGCGCGGCCACGACCAACGGCTACTCGGCCATCCTCCACGTCGTGAGCTTCACCGGCACCACGGCGACCATCAAGGCGCAGCACTCCACGGACGGCTCCACTTTCTCGGACCTTGCGACGTTCACGGCTGCGACTGCGGCCACGTCCGAGCGTAAGACCGGGACTGGGACGGTCAACCGCTATCTGCGCTACAACATCGCAGGCACCTTCACTTCGATCACGTTCGCACTGGCGCTGGCAAGGCGCTAACACACCCCAAGGGATGAAAGGAGACGGCAATGGCCTTCCAGCACGGTAAATCCACCCAGTTCACCCTCGATAACGGCGCGGGCACCCCCACCGACATCTCGGCCTACGTTGACAACGTGGACTTCCCGCTGTCCATCGAGACCCATGAGACCACGACCTTTGGTGATTCCGCCAAAGATTATCTGCCCGGTCTCAAGGATGCCACCATCTCGCTGTCCGGCAAGTGGGACCCCACGCTGGACGCGCACCTCGGGACCATCTACAACAACGGCGGTGGCCTGACGACGGGCAACGGCTCGCTGTCGTTCGTCTTCGGTCCGGCCGGCAGCACTTCCGGCAACATCAAGTACAGCGGTGAGTGCTTCCTGACCAGCTTCAGCGTCTCGGACCCGGTTGGCGACCTTGTCACCTGGTCGGCTGACCTCCAGGTGACCGGCGCTGTCACCCGTGGAACCTACTAAACCCACCACCTGACCACAAAGGAGACCACCAATGAGCCTTCGTAACCGCATCCTGGCCGCTCGTGACCTCAAGTCCGATGTGATGGACATCCCGGAATGGGACGGCGTCACCATCGAGGTGCGAGGCATGAGCGGACGGGTCCGCGCCAAGTTCATCGAGACCATGTTTGAGAAGGGTCTCACCAACGAGCAGGACCAGGCCAAGATGGGCGCTGCCATGATTCCGTTGTTCCCCGAGTTCGTGCTGGACGCGGTGTGCGACCCTTCGACGGGTGAGCGCGTCTTCGAGGCTGGAGACCTCGATGAGCTGCTGCGCAAGAACGGCGCGGTGCTTGAGCGCATCGCCTTGAAGGTCATCGAGCTCAGCGGCCTGAGCAACCAGGGCACCGACAAGAACGGCCAACCCATCAACGCGGTGGACGCTGCCGCAAAAAACTGATGCTGCATCCCGAGCGGCGAGCCTACTTTGAGCTTGCTGAAAAGCTCGGGATGCCAGTCAGCGAGCTGTTAGACAGGGTAAGCTCGGCCGAGTTGACTGAGTGGTTTGGGCTGTGGAAGGTCCGCAACGTCGAAGCCAAGCAGCAAGAGGCTCGGAACAAGGGCAAGGGAAGGCGTAGCCGATGAGCGTTTACAACCTGCTGGTCAAGATTGGAGGCGATGCCCAAGGCGTCCAGAAGGCGCTGGAGGGCACGGTCAACGGCGTCAAGGACGCCTTCGGCCGCATCGGTGAGATTGCCACCGGCAACCTCGTGTCGGATGCGCTTTCCAACATTGGCGGCGCGATGGTGGACTATGTCAAGGACACCATTGACGCCTTGGGCAAGGTTGAATCCATCAACGCTCAGACGGCTGCAGCCCTCAAGTCAACCGGAGGTGCTGCCGGCGTCACCGCTGAGCACATCTCCGAGTTGGCTGGCCACCTGGAGCGCATGACCGGCATCGAGGCCGAAGGCATCCAGCAAGGCCAGAACCTGCTTTTGACCTTTACCAACATCAAGAATGGTGTCGGCGCGGGCAATGACATCTTCGACCAGACCACCAAAATCATGGTGGACATGGCGACGGCCATGGGTACGGATGTCAAGGGTGGCGCAATCCAGCTCGGGAAGGCCCTCAACGACCCCATCCAAGGTGTGAGTGCGCTGTCCCGAGTGGGCGTCACCTTCGATGAGCAGACCAAGAGCACCATCAAGTCCCTGGTTGAGTCCGGCAAGACCATGGACGCCCAGAAGATCATCCTGGCTGAGCTCAACAAAGAGTTTGGCGGCTCGGCTGAAGCCGTGGGCAAGACCCTTCCAATGGAGCTCAAGAAGCTGGAAAACGCCTACGGCGACGTTGGTGAGGCCATTCTAGGTGAGTCGGTGCCTGCGCTTAAAGCCTTCGTCAGCGTGACGACCGGCGTGCTGTCTGGCATTGCGGACACCATCTCATCCAAGGGCCTCGGTGGGGCCATCGCCTCGGTCTTCTCACCAGAGGTCACGGCCGTCATCATCGGCATCGCAACCGCACTTACCGCGTCGTTTGCGCCTGCCGCCATCACGGCGGCAACGGCCTTCACCACCTCGATGATTCCGGCCATCACCGCAGCCGTAGCAGCCGCTGCGCCTTTCATCGCTGCTGGCGCGGCCATTGCTGGCGCGGCCTACCTCATCATGAAGAATTGGGGGCCAATCAGCGGCTTCTTCACTGGGCTTTGGAACGGCGTGTTGGGCGGCATCCAAGGCTTCGTCAACAAGTTCAGCGGGGCCTTCGGCTTCATCGGCAAGATTGTCGAGACCGTGATGGACTTCGTCAAGGACAAGCTCAAGTTCGTCTGGGGCTTGCTGCCTGAGGGCTTCCGCAGCGCCATCGAAGGGGCCACAGCCAACCTCGGGAAGCTGCCGACCTTCGTGGCCGGAACCGTTGACACCGTCAAGACGACCGTGACCCAGGGCTTCGCAAGCATTGGCGGTGCGATGGGTGGTCCGGTCCAGCAGGGCGCAGCGGCCGTCTCCACGGCCATGGGCGGAACCGTCAAGAAGGTCCAAGAGCACACCGCCGCCATCAAGACGGCCGTTATGACCAACTTCGCTGGCGTCTTCGCTGAGATGCGCCAGATTGATGGTGAGGCGGCTTTCTTCGGTGACACCACCGCCGCCCTGCAAAAGAAGATCAACGCAGCGGCTGAGGGCATCCGGAAGGCGATGGCCTTCACCGGACCGATGACCGCAGCCCAGGCCAAAGACTTCGAGCAGCTGAAGCGCATCTACAAAGACCTCACAGACCAGCTGGCAGCAGTCAAGACGCCCACCGTGGATGTGCAGGCCGTGCTTAAGGACATGGAGACCTCGCTTAGCAACGCTGGCGAGGCCGCAAAGGTTTGGGGCGACAGCACTGGTGGCGTTGAAGAGAAGCAGCGCATTCTCAAGGATGTGATTGACAAGCTCATTCCCACGCTCGGCTCCAACAGCGACGTCATCTCAGGCCTCAAGCAGAGGTACGATGACCTCGGAAGTGGTGTTGACAAGGCCAAGAAGCCGTTTGACAAGTTCAAGAGCAGCACTACTGACTTGCTTCAGGCCGTCAAGGGGCTGCAGGATGGTGTGGCGACCATCGGGAAGGCGTTTGGCATCGAGCTGAATGACCCGGTCTCGCAGGGCATCGTCAACTTCGGCAACGCCGCGCTGTCCGTCTTCCAGGTCACCACCTCGGTCCAGTCCCTGCTTCCGGCGCTGGCCGGCATGGCGACCTCGATTGGCAGCGTGGTCATCCCAGCCGTCATGGGCGCAGCCACCGCCATCGGAACGGCGCTGATGGGTGCGCTCGGGACGATGGCCGGAATCATCACAACCACGGTCATCCCGGTCGTCTGGGGCTTCACGGCCGCGCTGCTAGCCAACCCAATCTTCTGGATTCCGGCCGTCATCGCGGCTGCGATTGTGGCTATCGCTGCGATTGCGCGCTACTGGGACCAAATCACCGGCTTCCTCGGTGCTGCCTGGAACGGCATGGTTGAAGGGCTCAAGGGCGCAATCCAGGCCTTCCCTGACTTCATGAAGGGCTTGTGGGACGGCATCGTGAGCACGGCCAAGGGTGTCTGGGAAGGGCTTGCCGGCTTCATCAAGACCCTCTGGGACGGCATCATGGCCATCCTCAAGGCACCTTACAACCTCATCATCACCGGCATCAACTGGGTAATCGAGGGCTTGAACAAGATTCAGGTCAAGATTCCCGACTGGGTGCCGGGAATCGGCGGCAAGGGCTTTGGCATCAACATCCCGACCATCCCCTACCTGGCGGATGGTGGTATTGCCGTTGGTCCGACCCAAGCCATGATTGGTGAGGGTGGAGACCCGGAAGCCGTCCTGCCGCTCAACCAATCGACCTTCGATGCTCTGGGTGCTGCCATTGCTGCTTCCCTTGGCCAGCAAGGCGGGTCTAAGTCGGGTGACACCCATTTCCACATCACGATTCAGGCAGGGGCCTTCCTGGGCGACGAAGCCCAAGCAGACGAATACGCCCGACAGATTGGGATTCGTCTCAACCGGATGCAGCTGCGGACCACGTAAAGGGGTGAAACTCAATGGCCGCCACAATAACAGTCGCAGGATGGGGCCTCTATCCAGCTGAAGTCCAGGTCACCCCGATGCTCATCGGTGGAGGCATCAACCGTTCCATCAACGGCAAGGGCTTCCGGAAGGTCTTGGGCGAGAAGCAGAAGGTTGAAATGCTGTGGCCGGTGCTCACCGCTGAAGAGGCCCAAGACCTTCGCATCGTGTGGACGGCCGCAAAGCAAGGAACCGTCACCATCTCGTGCTCGGACCCGTACGTGTCCGGAACCTTCCTGCTGGCCGACCCTGAGTTCAAGTTCAAGCGAATCGAAGGCAGCAACAGCCTTTACGCCGGTTCGATGACCTTCGAGGAACAGTAGTCATGGCCATCACGACCACAACCGCGCTGCAAACCGTCATCCGGTCTGGCCTTGACACCTCAACCATCAAGGTCGAAGTGCTCTTCAGCGGCTCAACCTACACCGACATCAGCGACTACGTGTTGCCTGGTGCGTCCGGCCGCAGCGAGGAAGTGGACAGCATCAGCGGCGGCACCAACGCCAATACGGCGACCCTGACGCTGCTTAATGACGACGGACGTTTCAGCCCCAAGAATACGTCCGGACCCTACTACGGCCTGCTTACACCCAACAAACCCATCAAGATCAGCATCGTAGTTGGCTCGGACAGCATCCCGCTGTTTGTTGGCGTCACCGGACCGTGGACGCCGAAGGCTCGCAGCCGCCAGTGCTCGCTCCAGTGCTTCGATACCGCCAAGCTGTTGAAGGCCAAAGAGATTGCGGCTGAGCTGGTTTGGAACCCTTCGGCACCGGCCACCGGCCGGACCTTCAACTGGGTCTTCGAGCGCGCAGCCTGGCTCGCTGGCGTGCGCTGGAACTACGTTGAGACGTACGCTGCTGAGTACGCCAACACTTCCCAGACCAATGACGACGGCACGACGACCTCAATCACGCATGCCGCCTACAACACGGGCCTCACGACCGCCATCTACCGCAATGGCGGGTCGTCCGGAACCATCACCATGCGCGTGGACCTCATCCGCTCGGCCAGCGGTGCGCTGTACCTTCCGGCCACGTGGCTCGAAGGGCAGGGCCTTGACGTCATCGCCAAGCTGGCGGAAGTGGTTGATGGCAGGGTTTTCTTCGACGCTCAGGGTGCGCTGCGGCTTCGTTCCAGGATGTTCGTTGGCGATAGCAGCACGGCCGTTGAGACCGTGACCATTGACAACCTGGAAGACGCAGCCTATACCCAGAACTTCGACGGCAACAAGCTGGCCCCGCTGGTCAACAAGGTCACCGTCAAGTCTCAACCCTTCAAGATTCCGACCAACGCTGACGGCTCGGTGGCAGAGACCACCGTGAACTTCCCGACCGACCGCTACACGTGGGCGACGATGGCCGCAGCCGCAGTCTATCCTGGGGCTTCGGACCCGGATGAGTTCCTGACGCTCAGTGACCAGAAGATTCTCAAGGACACCGGCTACCCGGCCGCAGCCAACCTCTGGCCCACGAGCGCCACCACGGCCGCGCCGGACGTTGAGCTTGGCTCATCCGGCATCAGCTGGGATACCGGCTATCCAGTCTACTACACAGACTTCGTCAAGATCAAGGCCAAGAACAACGCCAGTGAGGAAGCCAAGCTCACCAACATCGCGCTGACCTGCCGGATGGCGGTGCGTGCGGCCGAGATTTTGGCCAAGCACAAGGACCAGACCTCAATTGAAGCCTTCGGCCAGTTTGATAAGAGCATCGACAACAGCTTCATCCCCACTGCCCTCCACGCTCGGAACCTCGCAGACTGGCACATCACCAACGGGAAGGACATCAAAGACATCCTCACCCTGCCCATGATGCACGCTCTGCCTTGGGTTGAGTGCGGCGATACCCTCTCAGTCTCAGAGGCCTCCACAAACATCATCCCGACCCCAACCAACTTCGTGGTCCGAGCCTTCAATTGGAAGTTCGACAACAACGCCTATAACGCCAGCTTTGAGGTGGCACCTGTGTCTCCGGTCTTTAGCCTATCCTCAGTGGTAACGGGCATCACACTTATCGCCAACAGCAACAACTTCGGACTGGCCAAGGATAGTCTTCCCTTCCCGGCCGTGGCTGGCGTTGGCAAGCAGATTGGGCTTCGCAACATCCCGGCCTTCACCCAGCTCACCACTTCGGCTCGGAAGCTCAACAACTCAACCATTGGAACCGGCTCGGTGTCTGGCTTTACCTTCTACAAGGGCTATCTATTTGCGGCTACGAGCAACGGCTACATCTGGATGATCGACCCGATGAGCCTGACGACCGTGCGGACGTACTACCTTGGGGCTGGCTATGCCATGCTTGACGCCAAGGTTTACGCCACTTCGACGGCTGGAACGTTGTATATGACTGGCATTTCGTCTACAAGCACGGCCGTCGTGCTGTGGTTTGACTTGGATGCGGCCGTCAACAACACCATCGTCAACGTGGCTCCGACCGCTCTGACGCTCGGTACGGACTTCGGTGTCAAGGTCGATTTGGCTGCGCTTTCGACCAATCCTTGCTATAACAGCCGCTTCCTCCACCTCACCGGCACCAAGCTCTACATCAGCTCGAAGAACAACGCCTCACTCGGCAACTACCACGGCCGGTTGACGCGGGTGGACGTTGCTGCGCGCACCACGGTTACGACGGTTGAGGTCAACGTCCAGACCACGGCCGCCAACTATTACGACGGCACGGCGCAGGTCTTGGCTCAGGATACCGACAACGTCTGGATGCTGTTTCAGGGCAACCCGGCCGGAATCTTCCTGACGGCCAACGCGGCCATCGGGGCCACCAGCGTGTCCATCTCTTCAACTTCCGGCTTCCGAGCCGGTCAATGGGTGCGTCTCGACACCAGCTACACCGAGACGGCCAACGCGGAATGGGTCCAAATCGACACCATCCCGAGCGGCACCCAGCTCAACTTCAAGACCGCCATCACGAAGGCTCGGACCAGCGGCGTGGATGCGGTGTTTGGCGAGAATGCGACGCTGGCCAGCTACAAGGTCTCAACCGGCGTCGTAACCACGACCATCATTGACGATGGCTACCGCGTCCAGGGCCTCGGGTACGACGGCCAGCAGCTTTGGGTGACCTTCCGCAACAAGTTGGTCAAGTACCGTCCCTTCGGCGGCACCCCGACCAAGACGGCCTCATATGGCGCGGTTGGGGATAGCTCGGGCACCTGCTTCTTTGACGGTACGTACATTTGGTGGATTCGCGCTGGCTCGGCCACGCAGCTGGACCCGCGCAACGCCATCCCGGTCGGGGCCTTCGGAACGGACAGCACCAGCGGCGGCATCGGCCTATTCTACGGCGGAAACGTACTGTTTGGTGGGGCTTCCGGCAACGCCTACCAGGTTCCGCGCTGGTCCAGCATGCTTCTGTGAGGTGAAGGCCATGATCAAATACCGCTGCTCCAATCCCGACTGTGGCGCCGTGCTGGACGAAGACCCGCAAGGCCACTGCCCGTCTTGCGTCTCGGAAGATGGTGCTGGTTGGTCAACAGAAAGGGTCGAAATACCTGACTCTTTGGGTTACAATCAATCTGAGACCGTCGCGCCGATTGTGATTGAACACTCGTAAAGGGGCTCAAACGTGTATACAGCAGCAAATGCCACCGTCCAAGTCATTGACCCCATCGACGGCGTCACGGTCCTGGCGACCGTCAGCGGAAAGGACATCTCCATCAGTGAGAAGCCGAGCACCATCGAGCGTCAGCACGCCCGGTCCATGGCGATTGGTGCGCCCGTCGTGCGGCGTCGCGCCAGCATCTCGATGAAGCAAAACACCGAGACCCTTGCGCTCATCAACATCTTGAAGGCGTGGCAGACAGGATTCACTTACTATGCCTTGGCTTCCGACCTCAAAGGTGTCCGCTATCATCATCCTCACCTGAAGATCACGCTGGACGGGACGACCGACCAGGTGGTGATGGCCTACGACTGCAAGCTGTCCGATTGGTCGCTCGGCTTGACGGTTGGTGGAGGTCCGGCCAACGAATCTTTCAGCATCGACGCTCTTGGTGGTCTCGGGACGGGCCGTGAAGAGCATGGCGTGCGCGGCGTCCGCTCCATCGCCTTCCATCGGACCGGAAGCGCAACCCACACCAGCACGTCGCACGTCCTAGTGACTGCTTCGGATGGCCAGGGCAGGTTCGGATTGCCTGGAACAACTGGGCTTCGCAACCTTTATTCTGCCTCAAACAATCTTCTTTCCTCAGTCTGGACCAAGGACGGATTCACCGTAACCAAGGCAGGGACTTACAACGGCTCTGATACGTTCATCCTCGTGCGCTCTGCGACTGAAAACTGGCGAGGTTGCAACCAAGCAAAAACACTCAAAAACGGGAAGACCTACACCTTGTCCGCCAGATTCAAGGCAGGCTCTGCAAATCCACGGTTGGAGGTCTATAACGGCGCGGCTCCAACTCTTTACGTGTGGGGAAACTTCAACCTTGCCACTGGTTCTGTCGGGTCTCTGGCGTCTTCCGGCTCGGTCTCTGGCGCGTCTTCGGCCATCGTCGCAGAAAGCGACGGTTGGTACAAGTGCTCCATCACATTCACCGTCACCGCAACCCTTGGCGGCTCCGTAGGCGTCAAGCTTCAAACCAGCGGCTCGACAATTGGTGAGACTGTCTATGTCTGCAAACCGCAATTCGAGGAAGCCTCCAGCGTCAGCGAATACCAGGAAACTGCAGTCATCACTGCTCCGACAGTCTCTGTGTCGGCGCTGAATGGCGCGGGTCTGGCGGTTGAGGGCAGCAGCTCCAACCTTTATGATCCTGCGCAAAACAATCCGGATGTTACGAGCTCAACCGACACCGTGAATGGTGTCTCTCAAACGATTTACCAGCTTGACGCTCGTACGAACGCCAGTTATGAGGACTTCCAGACCGGCGTATACTACAACGTCGCAAGTGCGTCTTCAACCTACACCATCTCATTCTGGGCCAAGTGGACTGATTTTCCCAGCTTCGACATCCTTTGCTATGACTCTGCCACGACGCTTCTTGGTTCCGCCACCAAGACTTGGCTGTATCAGCCTTCCCCCAACTCGGGACAGTACCAGTATTACGCTCTAAGGGTCACTTTCCCTGCAAACACGACCAAGTGCGAATTCTTCCGCTGGTGGTACGATTCAACCGACGACACCAACTGGGGCAATCTTTGTCAAGTTCAGCTGGAGAATAACCCATTCCCCACCAGCTATATGACGCCTTTGACGAGCCGCAATGCAGATGTCATCGGCATCGTGAGCCCGCACAACCTGCTCAAGTACAGCGAGGAGTTAGACAACGCGGTTTGGCTTCAAAATAGCGTGACGCCCACCGCTAACTCAATCGCTGGCCCTGACAACACTACTACGGCCGACACGTTGACCAAGACGGCGGCCACGAACAAGAACATCAAGCAAACGATCACCGGAAACGCCGTGTTCTACACGTTCTCGGTGTGGTTGAAGGCGGGCACGCTCACATCAGCCGATCTCTTGATCTACGACGAGACGACGGCTGGCACGCTATCAGCGTTTACGACTGTCCAGCTGACAAGCGCCTGGCAGCGCTTCACCGTGGTTTCCACCACGAAGCCCACCGCCGGGGATTCTGTGTCCGCTTACATCTACCCAGATCGCAACGGCGCGACGTCGGGCACAATCTATGCCTGGGGCGCTCAGTTGGTCGAAGGGAACCACCCCGGCATCTACGTCCGCACCGCCGATAGGGCAATCAGCAAGCCCGTGGATGGCGGAATCGACCCTGCTTGGCAGCAAAATGGCTACGTTGAGTTCGATTTGCTGCCGCCGCCTGTGTCTGCGGCCAAAAGTTTCGGATATTTCGCAGCGCCGTTCACCTACAACAGCGCCTCAAACCCGCTCCAGTTTGGGCGCGCGGACTACTCCGGAGCCACGGACTTTGATGTTTGGTTCGCTCGGACCCACAATGGCGTCACAGGCTCCAACAGCATCGCAGGTCTGTCTTACTTCAAGAAGTCAAGTTTTGATTTTGGCAAGCACCGATGGCGTCTTGAGTGGATGAATTACACTCTCAACGGCGTCCGAGTGGTGAAGCACAACCTTTACTTCGACGGAACGCTTGTCAGTTCGCAAGATGCAGCATCGTTGTTTGGCGCAACTGCTTGGACTGACATCGACTTGACCAAGCTCATAAGCAACGGAAGTGTCTTTGCCATCATCTCCAACCTCGTACTCGGCTACCCGACCCTGCCGGATGGCGCCATCGTAGACCTGTAACGCACTCGACGCTGAAAGGACAGCCAAATGACGACGCAGAAAACCATCGACCCGCTTGAGCTAGTCCTCAGCGAGATACGGGAAGTCAAAGAGACCGTCAAGGAACTGGACCATGCCATCCGTGGCAATGGCAAGCCAGGCCTCAATCAGCGGGTGGCCCTGCTGGAGCAGTGGCGGACGATTGTGGTGGCTGCGCTACTCGCCGGTCTTCCGATGGTCTGGGATTGGGTGAAGCACTCGCTCAACTGGAAGTGATGGAGGTGAAACGATGAATCTGCCTGAGTTCGTGCGAGATGAGACCAGCCGTGAGTCCATCAGTCGCCTGCTTCCGCTGGTCACGTGCCTGGTAATGCTCTTGGTCGTTGCGGCCGTCTCGGTCCTGCGGCGTGAGCTCGTGGCCATTCCGGATTCCTGGGTGGCCTTCTTTGGTGTGACGGCCACCATGTACGGTGCTGCGAAGGGGCTGCAGCTCGGTCTCGGCCAGAAAGGACAGGCCAATGAGTAAGCAAATGCAGATGCCGCCTAATGGCGGGAAGACCTACCTCACCACGGAAGCCGAGTTGGCGCGGTTCAACATCGACAAGGAAGATGCGTGGTGCCACGAGGATGGCGACCGCTCCAAGCCGTGCGCCGATTGCGGCGGACGCATCTACATCCACTTCCGCCTGGCGGAAGCCTTCTTCATCGTCAGGACGGCGCTTGGCCTTCCAATCAAGTGGTCTTCCGGCTATCGCTGCCTGGAGAAGCAGGAACGGCTCTACCGCAACGCCTCGCAAGAGGAACGTGACCAGGGCCTCGTGGCCAAGCCTGGCACGTCGCCGCACCATCGCGGCGCAGGCGACTGGGTGAAGCCTGACCGATTCGCCAACCCGACCGAGTGGGGCAAGTTCATCGTCAGCACCCTCAAGGAATACGGCCGCGCCGTCCGTGTCGGATGCCTGCGATACCGCAGTTTTGCCCACGTGGACGTGCTCAATGAGTTGGACGGGAAGCCGTCCGGAATCAGGTGGTAGAGATGGACCGCGTGAAGGCTCTCACTTGGGGTGGCGGTCTGCTGCTCTCGATTCTGGTCTGGCTGGCCATTTTCGCTGGGGTACGGTCCTGCCATGGGCCTTCGGACCTTCGGCCGACCAACCCACCTTCCCGGCCAAGGGAAGCCACTCAGGTGGCCACCGCTTCCGCAGCGGTCTCGGCCGTGTCCACCAACAACGTTCGCATCACGGTCAAGAAGGCTCGGCCTGATGCGGGCAAGGCGATGCGTTCGGATGGTGGTCCCGAGCGCATCGCCACCCCTTTGTCGTCTTCCAGCGTTGAGTTGGATGACGGCTCGGATGCTGTGGTCATCGAGGTTTCCACGACAACTACGGCCCAAGCCACCACGAGCGCACAGGCGGAATCGTCCGCACGCGAGACGCAACCGGAATCGGCTCAGCCGGACCATGGACGGCTTGGCGTGCTCATCGGAACCATGCCCGGTGTGTTTGCGGCCAGCTTCCAGCTTGGAAGCGTCGTCATCCCGCCATCCGTGGTCGGCATGCCAATCGAAGTTGGTGCGGACATCGAGCTAAACCATGAGCACGCGGGCGTCGCTCTCACGGCCGGTGGGAAGGGCTTTGTGGCCGGTGTGGCCTGGAGCCGATGGGACCTGCGTGCGCAGGGCCTCGGGATTGGCGTAGGGTTGCGCTTCTGAGGCTGCGGCCGTTGGGGTTGCCGGCAGACGCTGGTGGCCCCAAAATTTTTTCAAAAAACTTTGTCGAAAATGCTTGACTTTTGCGGACATTCGAGGGATAATGTTCATATGGAAGGCGACGCCACCAACCGACAGAAAGCAGAAAGGAAGGAAAACCCAATGATCAAGAACAGCGCAGGCATCCAGGCCGTCCATGCCGAGACCAACTACGCCATCCGGGCGTTGGAGCGGATGGAGAAGGCCCACGGTGAGTTCCGGATGGACATCGTCAAGGCTGAGTTCGCAGTCCTCAAGCACCACCTGGAAGTGGTCGCTGAGCTCACCAAGTAGCTCGAAGCCCAGCCGGGAGGGCCAAGTCCCGGCACCCCTTCCCTCAAAACTCAGAAAGGACAACACGATGGACCGCAGTGTGTATACCAAAGCCGAGCGACTGGCCTGGGTCGCGTACTGGATGGCCGAGCAGCGTTACGGCCTGAAGCTGGACCGGGTTGGCGGCTACACGGTCAACGGCGTTGGAGCCAACGGGAAGTCCTGGCACCCGCTGCTCAAGAAGACCGGCAACCACTGGCGCTCCACCCTCTAAGTCCGTCCCAAACACCTACAACTCAGAAAGGAAACCACGATGACCGACATCATGAACCCTGAAATGCAGACCGTCATTGAGCGCGTCAAGAAGCTGCTGGCCCTCGCATCCAACAACCCCAACGAAAACGAGGCTGCAGCCGCCAGCGCCAAGGCCATGAAGATGCTCGAAGACTGGAACTTGGACGTGGCGACGGTCGAAGCCTCCAGCAAGAAGGCAACCGGCGTGGAGCGCAGCGACGCCAAGACCTTCGGTGGCTTCTACAAGTGGCAGACCGCCATCTGGACGGCCGTGGCTGAGCTCAACTTCTGCATGTACTGGCGGGTCAAGGGTCAAGGCCGAGACAAGTGGGACAGCTTCAGCTATAGCCACCGAGTGCTTGGCCGCAAGGAAAACGTCATCAGCACTGAGGTGATGGCTGAGTACCTCCAGCAGACCGTGGAGCGGCTGGCCCAGGAACGGTCGAAGGCGCAAGGTGTCGGACCTCTGAGCCGTGAGATCATCGCCTACCGGGAAGGCATGGCAAGCCGTCTCGTGGAGCGGCTCAACGACCTGCGCCGGAAGCGGCTGGCCGAAGACGAAGCCAAGCGCAAGGCCGAGCAGGCCAAGTACGGCGCGGACCATCCCAGCACCAGCACGGCCGTCGTGCTCCAGGATGTCATCAACAATGAGCGCGACCTCAACCAAGACTTCCTCTACGGCTGGGAACCCGGCACGACCGCACGACGCCGTGCTCAGTGGCGAGCCGAGTGGGCCGCAGAAGAGCAGCGCCAGCGTGAGTGGGAGGCGGCTCATCCAGAGGAAGCCGCAGCCAAGAAGGCTAAGGAAGCCAAGGAACGGGCCAAGCAGCAGGCCAAGTGGGACAAGAAGTGGGAACGGCAGAGCCGTCGCAGCCGAGCCGAGACGCCGGAAGAAAAGCGGCGCAGCCTCGATGAGTACTGGGAAGGTCGTGAGAAGGCCAACGACATCGGCCTGGACCAACAGCTGAAGCGTGGTGACGACCACAACCGGCTCAAGTAAGACCCGCTGGCCCTGCCGACTTCGGTTGGTGGGGCCAAACTTTCTTCAAGAAAAGTGTTGACTTTTCCAAGCAAGTGGAGGATAATAGATTTGTCGGGAGCGAGACGCGACCGGCCGAGACACTCAAAACTCAGAAAGGACACCAATCATGACCAACAAGATGACCGTCAAGGAAGCCACCAAGACCCTCCAGCAGCACGGCGTCGCGCTCAAGCGGACCGAGTTCAATGAGTTCCGGGTCAACTTCAAGCACGGAACCGAGGCGACGGCCTACTACACGGACGACCTGATTGACGCGGTCAACACCGGCATCGACATGGCCACCCGCAAGGCCTGCTAGGACTGAGAAAGGACGCAACAATGAGCCGCATCAAGACCCTCACCGCCAACCTCCAGGCCGCTGTCACCGAGACCGGCCATGAGCTTCCCGAGGCCATCACCCGCCAGCTGGACGGACTTCTGATGGTGGCCCTCCAGCGGTCCGGCTTCAAGCTGGCCGACATCATCCCTCAACTGTCCACCCACGAGCCGTGCGAAGACTGCGGCGACCAGCACGACCCGTCCCGCATCTCGTGTGAAGACGTGGCTGAGATTCGCAGCGCAGAGCGGAAGGCCTGGGACGCCAACCCGTAACGCCAGCCGCTTGACTTCCTCAGCCGGAAGGCGCATACTCGAAGTTGCGGGGCCCAAGTCGAAGACGGAAGCCCCGCACCCCACCGAGCCAGGCGGTTCACCTGGCGTCAGAACTTCAGAAAGGACGGAAAACCAATGACCAACACCAAGTTCAGCGTCGCTCGGGACCACAACCAGCACTTCGTCACGCTCCAAGGCGACCACACCCCCATCGGCTACGTCAAGTACGCCTACGGCCGTGGCTGGGAGGCACGCAACATCAACGATGAGCAGGTGGGCACCTGGGTCAAGGGCAAGGACGCCGCCATCCAGCAGCTCATCAAGGGTCACGGGAAGGCCGGCACGACCTTCAAGGCGTCCGAGCCCAGCGCGACGGCCGAGCGGAAGACCGAGCGCGAGGCGACGCCGGAAGCCAAGCAGCAGCCCGACATCACGCCTGAAGAGGTCTACGGCGGTGCCCTGCCGAACGTCAAGAAGTCCCAGCCGCAGCCCAAGGTTGCGCCGAAGGCCCAGCAGATGGACGGCGCGGTGGAGACGGCGCGGACCAACGCCACGGTGGCCTTGTTCCAGCTGTCCGGCGCACTCGGCATCAAGGCCAGCAGCCTTCTCAACAACGGCGACGCCGAAGGGGCCAAGGCCGCTCTCAACGAGCTCAACGCCGTCGTGGCGCTCTACGACCAGCTCAAGACCATCATCGGCTAGGCATCACGAGGGGCACGGCCAGGCGTCGTGCCCCTTCCCTCCACCAGAAAGGAACCACCAATGCCCAAACCCAACACCGGCATCCACATCTCCATCGGCACCGAGGTCCGCTTCACCAAGGACAACGCCATCCGGCAGGGCAAGGTCACCAAGGTCTTCAGGAACGGCAAGCTGCAGGTGCGCGTGCTGGTTCCGGACCCCAACGCCATCGGCTTCGTCAAGCCCAAGCTCTACTCCGTCCACCTCAATGACGTGACCTTCCTGTAAGGACCAACCGTGAACCAAACCAAGAAGACCATCATAGACCCGCCAAACCGCTACGACCACCGAGACGCCTGGACCGCAACCGTCATCACAGAGGAAGGGAATAAGACCTACAGCCACCACCGGCTCAGCCAGCTCATGAAGACGGTCCGAGCGACCGAAGGCAACATCACCGTATACCACCGAGACGGCACCCGATTCGACATCTGAGGAGGCTTCGACATGAACAAACTGGCTTGCTTCGCACTTCTTGCCCTGGTCGGCTGCGCTCAGCAGCCTTCTGTCTCGCCGGTCGTGGCGGTGAGCGGTCTCGCTTCCGAGCCGATGGCCGCGTCAACACCGGTGTCCACGCCCGTCCCGACCGAGGCCCCAACGCCGGCACCGACCACCAAGGGCAGTGCCACGATGACCATCAAGTGGCCTGACCGCACCATTCAGCTCATTCCGCAGTCCACGACTGAGCTGTACATCGCGGCCTACCGGGAAGGCGAGGCAACGCCGGAAGCGTCAGCCAGCGTCGTGCGTCCGGTTGACGCGGCCACGTCCAGCGTCACCCTGCGGCTCGAAGCCGGCACCAAGTCCATCGAGGTCCAAGCCTGGGACGCCAGCCGGTCGGTCGTGGCGCTCGGGACGGCTTCCGTGGCCATCTTGCCCAACCAGGTGAGCAGCGTCCGCATCACGCTCATCCCGACCAACTAAGCCGCAGGCGACGCCTCGAAGACCAAGACCGGCCACCAAAGCGGTGGCCGGTCTTCTTTGTTGGCTAGGATTGGTGAGGTTGTTTGCGGCTTGCGGCCAGCATCCGGCCGATGAGGGTGTCTGGGTCTTCGGTCAAGACCATGCCGGGATGGGCCATCAGCAGCTGGTCGATGACCGAAGACGGCCGCTGCGCTTCCTTCGGCTCATCCATGCTCCACCTCATCGACCCGCGCCATGCTGTGCTTGGGACTGAAGCCGTCCGGATACCGCGTCAGCAGCTTGGTGACGTTGGCGGCCAGCACTTCGGACTGCGTGATGGCGTGCTTCTGGCAGAGCAGGTCCACCTGATAGAGCACCGCGCCGATGCTTTTGGCCAGGCCAATGTACTCCAAAGGGTGGTCGTGACCATAAACCTTCTTGATGGTCTCGCCAACTTCCTTGGCACTGATGACGATTGCCATTGCCCACTCGTGGTCGTCCCAGCCGTAGGTGCCGTCAACGCCATGCAAGGCGTCCGAGCCCAGCATCATGGCTCGCTCCAGCTCCATCCCGTGGAGCGTAAGCAAGGCAGCGCCATACCAGTAGACATCACCGGCTTCCTTGATGATGAGGTGGCGCGGAACTTCGGCCGAATCGAAGAATAAAGCCATCAGCTCAACAGCCTCATCCACGAAGCCGAGCCCACTCACGGTGCACAGCTGGTCGTGCGGCAAGGCCGTGTTGAGGGTCCGAGCTGCAGCTTGCTGGTAAGTTGTGGTGTTCATTGATTTTCCTCCAATCTTCAATGGCGGCAGTCAACGCAGACGCCATCCGTGTCTATCGAATGCCTGTGAAGCCCACAAACGGCGCATTCACCGGCAAGAAGGCTCAGCTGACCAGGCAACGCGCCTGGCTTTGCGTCCACCTTGGCCTCGCAAACCAGCTCAACGCCAGCTTCCTTGAACATCGTCACGGCCGTCTTGAAGACCTCATCTGGCATTGAGGTCTTCCCGTCGCCGCAAACCACACGAGCGACACCCGCGTTGATGAGCATGCGGGCGCAGACGTTGCAGCACAGGTGCGTGACGTAGACCGTGGACCCAAGAAGTGTGTCCCGAGCCGCGTGCGCCACCAGGTTTTCTTCCGCGTGCGCCGTCCAAAGGTACTTCTCTGGCCTCGCCATGCGGGTTGCATGGTCCTTGACGCCACGAGGCAGGCCGTTGAAGCCGGTTTCCAGGACGCGATTGGCCGTATCCACAGCCACCGCGCCAACTTGAGTGCTTGGGTCCTTGGACCATCCGGCCACCAGTCGGGCCAGGTCGAAGAATCGTTGAGTCCATCTTGCCATCAGGGTGCTCACCTTTCATGCCTAGCTGGCCATTCTTCCACAGGTTAGGTACGTCCATGGGACTTTCTACGTCCAGGGGTAGGTACGTGGGCTTCCTGGCCATCCTACGAGGTCCGCTGACCTCAGCTTTAATCTGCGCCGTCCAAATCTCCAAATGCAGCCTCAATCATCGCCACATCGATGGCCTCAAATTGTTGCGCCGCATCCTTCTCCATCCCCATGATAACCTCTCGCACCACGGACCGTCTCACACCGGCCTGGAGCATCCTGTCCCGAGCGGCCACCACGAGGATTGAGACGGCTTCCGCTCGGACGCGGCCGGCAATCGCTTTGAGCTGTTTGATGTCGTCTTCAGACAGCACAAAAACTCCATTCTAACATCATCGCACGCCGGTCCGTGTGGGTCCGTGCTGCCTTTAGTAACCCTTCGGAAATAAAAATAAGCGTCTTAACTTAATTTAATTATCCTGCTTAACGGGATAGAGCACGGACCCACACGGACCGAGCCGTGCTTAGCGTGTGGAAAACAAGGCAAGTCCACGGTCGATGATGGTCTCAGCCACGTCTTTCTTGTTGGTGAGTGCGCTGATGACCGCTTCGTCCACGGTATCCTTGGCGGCGATGTTGATGTAGGTGACGCTCTTGGTCTGACCGATGCGGTGCGCACGGTCTTCCGACTGCAAGCGGTCTCGAAGGCTGAAGTTGTTTGAGAAGTAGATGACATAGCTGGCCGAAACCAGCGTGATGCCCGTGCCACCGGCCTGCTGGTTGCCTATGAACACCTGCGCGTCGCCTCGCTCGAAGTTTTCAATGGCGTCCACCCGGTCGGTCTTCGAGACGCCGCCATGGTATTCGACACACTTGATGCCTTCGGACGCCAGCCGAGCCGCAATGTCCTCAATCTCAACCCGGTATCGAGCCCAGACAATGACCTTCTCACCGGCTTCCGTGATGGCCCGCACGCGGTCCGCCAGCAGCTCCAGCTTGGGGTTGTCGCCTTCGATGCGGACCGGCTCTGGGGCGTCCGGATGGATGTAGTAGCCGCTGGTGATTTGGGCCAGCTTCGAGACGGCGACCAGCTTGTTGATTGGCGTTTCGTCGCCTTGGAAGACCAGCCGGCATTCGTCTTCGGCCTTCCGGTAGACTTCCCGCTGCTCAGGTGTGAGGTCAAACAGCACCGTCTTGTAGACCTTCTCAGGCAGGTCCAGGCACTCGGACTTGAGAACCCGGAAACTGTGCGGCGCGATGAGGCTTGACAGCTTGTCAAGGTTCCGGAACTTGGGAAGACCTGCCTTGTCACGCTCAACGATTTGCGGGATGCGGTTGGGGTTGAAGGCCGCACCGAGCCGCTGGCTGTAACCACTGCAGATGCTGTCGATGCAAGCAATTGCGCGCAGCGCCTGAGCCTTCTTGGTGCCGGGTGCGGCCGGTCCAGGCTGGAAAAGGGCTCTGAGGTTGCGCACGCCGGTCAACATCCGCTCGTAATCGCCACCCTCGTGCGCCTCGTGGACGATGGACATGGCCTCGATGGGCTCGGAACGTCCGTTTGCGTAGACCAGCTTGCGCAGTTCCTGCTCGGCTTCCGCAAGTGTGGACCGCTCACCGTCGCTCAGCTGGACCTTCTTGGAGACGATGCCTTGGATGAGGTGGTGGTTGGCCGGAAGCAGCTCAGCGTACTCGGCCTTGAAGGCGTAGAAGCTGGTCGTACCAAGGATTGAGGTGTCAAGGAAGCTGAATTGGCTGAAGGCGTCGAACGGCGCATTGTTGATGGGGGTGCCGGACATGATGCGTCGCCACTTTGAGCTGGCCTTGAGCTTCATCAGGGCCTTCGTGCGTGCTGCGGTCGGGTTTTTGACGGCGTCCGATTCGTCGCAAACGATCATCGGACGCATCCCAGATTTGATGAACCGCTCGGCAAACTCAAAGCCTCGCTTGGTTTGCAGGGCTTCCCAGTTCATCGTGAGCACCCGTAGCTCGCCATCTCCAGGCTTCAAGAGGCCGTCCAGCTGAGCCTTCTCAGCCTTCCCGGCCCCAGCATTCCACGCACCGGCCTTGAACCGCACCCAGTCGGGCATGTGCTTGGGAAGCTCCAGGCGGGTCCAGTTGGTATGGACGCCGTTGGGTGCGAAGACCAAGGCAACATCACAATCTCCAGACCCCCAGAGGTCCGCGATGTTGTTGATGATGATCCAGGTCTTCCCTGTGCCCATGTCGGCCAGCAATGCGAAGTAGTCTTTGCGGCCGAAACGGTTGAGGCACTCCAGCTGGTGCTTGTATGGCTTGGTCTTAAACTTGGTCGTCATCACTTCTTCAATCCCTTTCTAAGTGCCTGAAGAGCGCCGTGATTGGTTTTGCGGTATGGGCCAACTTCTCCACATGCGCAGCACTCGGCTCGGACCATGGGCGGCTCGTTGTAAGTGCCGTTATTCCTGAATTTCACGGCCAACGATTCGTGCTTGCAGTTCATCGCATCAACGCCTCTCGCATGTAAACCCACTGCTGCTTGTCTTTGATGGGCTTGACGCAGCTCCAAACAGCATTGTCAAGCAGTTCCGGCACGGTCATGTCGTTGATGTGGTCGGCCAAAGAGCCGGAAAGCAGCATCCATCGCTTGTCGGTGACGATGAGGATGTAGGCGCGGCCACCCGCACGGCGCTGCCGAAGGAACCAATTGCGCTGATGCATTGACAGCTTGTGGTTGGAGCCAAAGAGCGGCGTGTCAGGCCGCTTTGGTTCCCTGGGAGACTTCTGCTCAATCCAGCCTTCGACGCCACCGAAGCAGTAGTTGACGTCCGGCATCCCAACAACCATCACATTTTCGATGCGGTCAAGCCGGTCACCCGGTTGCGGGACGTTGGTTTTGAACGCCTTGTAGTCAACAGATTCAGCCATCAAGACGCCTCCACTTCGAGATGAACGCATACCGGATGCCGTTGAAGAATTTGGCCCTGACAAGCAGGTGAGACCCAATAGGCACCTGCTCTAGCAGTTCCTTCCCGATGCGCAGATAGTCGAAACGGTTGATGCGGCCACCGATCAGCCCGGTGTCGTCTCGCAGCCGAACGTCCAAGAAGTCCAGCTGGCCCGTCTCAACCTTCCCGTTGCGCTTCTTGATGAGCATGTCTTCATTGATGTTGCGGCTATTCTTGTGGACCAATTCCCCGATGAAGACCCGCTCGCAGCCGTGGTCCATCCCTTCGGTCAGCTCAGCGATGTCCACGACCTTGCTCATGATGCCGTGCGCACGAGGATTGGCGTAGAGGTCGCCGTAGAGCCGGTGCATGGGGAAGATGTCCCCAAACACGTTTTCGGCCTTCTGGATGGTCTCAATCTGCTTGGGGGTGAGCTTTCCGGCGTCCCGAGCCTCGATGAGCTTTGCGGCCTTCGATTCCCCGATGCCCTTGAGAGCGAGGAAGCCGCCATACAGCTTGCCGTCCTGGACCGACCAGTTGAGCTTCGACCGCTCCAGGTCAAAGGGCACGTACTCAACGCCTTCCCGCACCATTTCCTTGAGCAGCTCAACCGCGCTGTCTTCGTCCTTGGCGTTGCGAAGGTTGGTGGCCGCAAACTCCAACGGGTAGTGGGACTTGAGGTAGGCCGTCCAGTACGAGATGACGGCGTAGCTGTAGGTGTGGGCCTTGTTCATCTGCCACGCACCCATGGTCTGGATGAGCTCCCAAACCTCGCGTGCGGCCTTCTCAGGGATGTCCTGAGCCATTGCGCCTTCCAGGAACTGGCCAAAGAAGGTGTTGAAGAACTCTTGGCCCATGCGCTTGGAGATGGACTTGCGGATGAAGGCCGTTTCCTTCCACCCAAACTTCCCGATGTCTCGGACGATGGCTAGGGTGTGCTCTTGGTAGAGCGGCAGGCCGTACGTCTCGGCCATCAACGCCTCAATCTTGGGGTGAATGGGCTCGTAGTGCGCGCCGTTGTGGCGCTCCACGTACTTCGAGGTGACGCCGGAAGCGAACGGACCCGGCCGAGCCAGAGCCGTCGCCGCGTCCACCTCGTTGATGGACTTGAACTCAATGGACTGGGCCAACGACCGCAGCGCGTTGCCCTCAAACTGGAAGATTCCACACATTCTTCCTTCGTTGAAGATGTCGAAGGTGGCCTGATCGTCCAGCGGAAGGTTATACCAGTCGATGGGCACGCCGCTGTCTTCCAACACGCTGAGCGTCCGAAGGCCCAAGACGTCAATCTTGAGCAGCCCCAGGTGCTCGGCCGAGTTTTTATCCAGGTGCGCGATGCCGTCAGCATCGACCGTGCAGTAGTTGTTAATCCGGTCGTTACAGACCAGCAGCCCAGCCGCGTGGGTTCCGGTGTGGGAGGCGTGCCCCTCCAGCAACGCTGCGGCCGCTGCCTGTGGGTAGAGCCGCATGAACTCACGGCCAGGCTCGGTATCGTTGAGGGTGTCTTCCAGGCAGTTGTTGGCTCGGGAGTCAGCGACGGCTCGCTCAATCATCGCAACCTTGACGGCCGCAGTGGCCGAAGGTGGGATGTTGAGAGCCTTGCAGACCTGGATGAGAGCGGACTTGGGCTTGAACTGCGCGACCGTCCCGATGTGGGCGACGTTGTCAGCGCCATACTTCTCAGCCATGTACTCGAAGACGATGTGGCGCTTGTCGTCGGGAAAGTCCAGGTCAATGTCAGGCAGGTCCGTGCGCGAGACGTCAATGAACCGCTCGAAGTAGAGCCTGGGCGGAATCGGGTCAATCTCGGTGATGCGGGACGTGTAGCAGACCAAGCTGCCGGCCGCAGAGCCACGGGAAGGCCCAACCAGCATGTGCTTCTTGGCGTGATGGACCATGTCAGACACCACCAGGAAGTAGCTTTCAAAGTCTTTGGACCTGATGAGGTCAAGCTCGTACTGGAGCCGGTCCTCATACTCTTGGGTCCAGGTTGCCTCAAGACCGCGATTCTTGATGCCTTCCCGGCAGACGGCTTCGAGGTTCCCAGGGAAGTGGATCATTGGGGCCTTCGGCAGCTCAAGCTCAGCGCACGACGCTGCGATGGCCTCAAGCTCAGGCGTCACCTCGATGTCGATGATGTGCTGAGGCGACGGCTTGAGGCTGGACCGACTGGCAAACTCAAACGCCTGCTTGTCTTCCGGGTAAGCGAAGGCGTTATCAGCCGTCTCCACAAGCCGAAGGCCGTGCTGCTGGGCCATTGAACGCTTCCGAGCATTGAGGATGCGGGACGCGGGATTGAGGTCCAGCACCGCGCCAGCTTCCAAAAGGAAGTCGGCATCAGTGATGTCGCCGGCAAACTTGATGATGGCATCGCTCATCGCCAGCACGTCGCGCCGGTAGAGCCTCGGAAGCTTGCCGGACCGCGTTGAAACGGTCTGGTGGTGCGCCTTCGAGGTGGCCCGGTAAAGCTCGCTCAGGCCTTCCGTGGTCCGAGCCAGGAACCACATGCGCTGCGTCCCGTCATCGTCCGATACCACAAGGTCCACGCCAAGCAAAGGTTGGATGCCGGCTTCCTTGCAGGCTTTGAACCATGGCACGTGGCCCCAAGTGCTGTTTTGGTCAACGATTCCGGCCGCTGTTACGCCCATCTCTTTGAGCCGCTGGACGACCCTCTTGAGCGGTGCGAACGTCTGACCGAAGGTGTATTCAGTCTTGATGCGTAGCTGAATCATGCTTTATTCCTCACTTCCACCAGATGCTCACCGCAGAGATGTGGGTCAGCATGCTTTCCCCGGTCGGAGTATGGGTGGCAAATCGGCTTCCCGCAATGCTTTGTCAGGGTCAACTGGTAGCCAAACGGCGTCTCGGTCGTGACCTTCCCGAGCGGCTTGACGCAGCCTTGCGGCCACGTCTCGCTGCGTTTCCTTGGGAGATGGTGGCCCGTCTTACGCTTGGCCATGCTAGACCCCCATAATCTGTTGGAAAAACTTGTCTGCAACCAAGACCTCGTATAACGCCTTCACGTCATCAAGGGCTCGGTGCGTCTGCGCAAGAGGCCGCAGCAAAACCGTCTCGTAGAGCTCAGTAAGCTTGGGCCGATGGCCAAACAATGGAAGGTACTCTTGCACCGTGCAGATGGTCTCGCTGGGCCACGGGAAGTCTTCGCACGCCAGCCGCTCCAGCTCATAGCGCAGCAGCGCGGAATCGAACGGTGCATTGTGGCAGATGAGAAGGTCCGAGCCGGTGAAGAAGTCCCTCAGCTGGGGCAGCACTTCCGCAAACGTCGGCTGGTCAACGAGGTCCGCATTGGTGATGCCGGTGATCTTGGTGATCTTCTCAGCGATGTCCATGCCGGGATTGATGAGCTGGCTGAGCTCAGCGATGATGCCGGTTTCATCGACCACGATGGCTCCAACCTCGATGATGCGGGGCTGCTTATCGAGCGGTGCAAGCGAGGGCAACGTCAGGTCCGTGGTTTCTGTGTCGAAAATGATTGCTTTCATGGCTACCTCTTGACTTCGTAGGTCATCTTCTCCATCATGGCCGAGTAAACCATCATATCGTGGGCGGAATCCTTGTGGCCGCCCTTCCCGATGTTGTTGCAATACCGGGCCAGCTTGGTGACGATGTTGTGGACCAGCATAAGCTGGCTGAAATCCTGGTCGTTGTTGACGGTGATGCCATCGGGAAACAGCGCGGCCAGCACCTTGCCGTGATGCAGGTACGCGCCACCATAGGCGCTGTTGCGTTGACGGAAGGTCGCCACTGCGTCTTCCATGATTTGGTCAATTTCACGCGGGTCCATGTTATCCTCCATCAAATTCCGTACGGCAAGACGCAACCGGTGAGATACTTGTGGTTTTCCTTGCTACTAAGCAGGAAGGCGATGAAACGGGCCACGAGGTGTGGCGGCGTCTCTTCACCGGTCAGAAGGTTGCGGGCCTGCATCTCCCACATCTCATCGCGGTTCCAGCCGCGCAGCCGCATCACCTGCTCATCGACGGACCGGCTCATTTCGGTGTCGTGCAGCTTGTTGGGGGCCACGCCGAAGACCGTGATGCCGTACTTCCGGGTCAGTTCCCGAGCCAGCTGCTGGGTCATCAGATGGGCTGCAGCCTTGCTGGCGCCATACGCAAGGGTGCACGTCATCGGCCGGAAGGCCGCATCACTGATGATGTTGACGACCGTTCCACGGGTCCGGATGAGCGACGGCAAGCACGCCTGGGTCATCAGGTAGATGCCCTTGGCATTGGTGCCCATCACGGCGTCCCATTCGCCTTCCGGCAGGTCGCTGAGCCAGTTGAGGATGTCGATGCCGGCGTTGTTGATGAGTACGTCAACATCAGGAAGGTTGGCCAGGAACTCGATGTTGGGACGGCGCACATCCAGGCCGTGCGCAAGGTCGTAGCCGAAGACGCTGTGGCCATCTGCGGTCAACGTCTCGGCCAATATGGCCCCAAGCCCAGTGCTGGAGCCGGTCACAAGGATGTTCATATGGTTTCCCCCTTCGGCTTGCCGTAGGTCGTGTTGGTGTGGATGTGGCGGACTTCGGCCGGAAGCCCAAGGCTGCGGTACATCTCGATGATGTCAGGACGGTCATCGTAGCAGCACTCGATGACCGAGGCATCACCGCCGCGCGCCTCGATGAGCCGCTGGATGGCGTCACGCTTGAGCTCAACGCTTCCGCGCCGGTCGCCGTACGGCCGCATGTAGAGGGCGTCTGCCTGGATGCCGTTGCGCTCCAGCCAGACCTTGGTGATGACCTCGTAGGCTTCCGGCCGAGCGGTGATGACGGCGATGGGACCAGCATACGACACGAGGTCGTGGTTGCCAACCCTGTCAAACGCGCTCAGCATGTGGTAGTCGTTGAAGCGAAGGAAGTTGCTGAGCATATCCCAGCGGATATGCCCTATGCGCCACTCATCGTCGCTTATACAGTTATCCAGGTCAAGCACTCGAAACGGCTTCATTACTTGCTTCCCTTCCTCATCTGGTCCACGATTTTGAGCAGCTGGCCCTTCTTGAGCAGGTCGCCGCCAAACTCACGCTCGGCAAACGCCTCAATCTCAGCGAAGTGGTCCCGTCCCTGCTGGAACAAGAACAACTCAGCCCACGGGTGGACCTCCAGCACGGCGTCCGCCATGCCGTTGACGACCTTCTGGTACTCGGACTGCGTGCGGCCGCCGGTCCGGCTCTTGACCAGCTCAGAGAAGGTCCGAAGGTTGAACTTGCAGACGATGTTGGTGGCGATGTTGGTCGGCAGCAGACCTCGGGCATCCTCGGGAGGCTGACCGATGCTGACGAGACGGTTGTAGCCGCTGCGGATTTGGGCGTTGGTCTCGTTGATGATGGCAACGGCTTCCGGGTCCGCCAGATTGCGGTCGGTGAACACGTAGTCGTACCCGCCCATATCCAAGACCCGCATGGTCTGCTGGGCGTAGCTTCCGGCTCGGGTGCGGACCTGCTGATGGGTGTAGGCACGGCTGACGCCTTCCACGAGGAAGACGTACTCAACAAATTCCCAGCTGCTGGGGATGGTGTTGGCCATGTAACGAAGCTCTTCAAGCTTCTTGGCTTCCGGCCAAGCCTTGATATCGGCCAGCAGGTTGGGGCTCATGGTGAGCCGGGTGGCCTTCGTGAACAGCAGAAGCTCAGCGGCGTCCGGCGTATGGCTGATGAGAGTGACTTTCAAGGGTTCCTCCAGTCTTGCAAAGAAGGCGGCACCAGCACTCCAGCCGGTGCCGCCTTGCGGGAAGGCTTGGGGGCTTAAGCCGCCAACGCCAGCAGGTCGTTGGCGATGGTGACCTTGAACTTGGCGCGGTCCGTGAGGTGCGCACGCTCAAATGCTCGGCTCTTGTCGGTCTTGCCGCCAGCCTCGTGGTCGAAGTACTGGGTGACGGCGTTGATGAGGCCCCAGCCGGTGCCCTTGGCGCTGGCGAAGTCCGCACCCAACGCCTCGCCATCGTAGAGCCGGATGATGCGGCGCAGAAGCAGCGAGCTGTCCATGATTTGGTCTCGGCTGAGCTCGTTGCCGTCCTTGTCGGTCCACTCGGCCTTGAGGTTGCGGGCCACGAGGTCGATGGCCTGGTCACGGTCAAGCTTGAGCATGGCAAGTCGCTCCACATTCTCAGCGAAACGCTCCCACGCATCCGTGACGATGCCCAGCTGGGACTTGACCGAACCAGCGTCAAACTGAGCGTTGTGCGGGACGCGGATGTTTGCCTTGCGGCCGTCGTCACCGATGCTCATCCGAAGGGTGTTGTTGCAGACCACTCGGACGCTGGTGAAGTGCGCAGCCGTCGCCATCGAGCCGTCGCACGAGGTCGCCATCAGCAGGTAGGGCTTGACCTCATCCTCGCCACCAAGCTTGAAGCTGTCGCCGCACCGGGCCAAGGCCCAGAACTTGCGGCCGCCAAACAGGCACCCGGCCGTCTCCATCTGGAAGCCGTGGTCAGCGATGAGATCACGGAAGAACTCCATCACCTCGGACGGCTGGACCACCTTGTAGTCGGTGCTGACGACGCTCAGCGGCGTCTTGGCGTCGCTGCGGTAGAGCACGCGCCGGTCGTCGTAGCCACGGACGGTGCCAGTGTCGTCGGTGTAGTTGAGCAGCGCGGTGTTGATGGTCCAGGCCATCCCGGCTTCCTCAGCCCAGACCTCCAGCGGTGCGCCGTCCGTCAGCTGCGAGCCGAGACCGTGCCAAGGGGTGGACCCGACATACGCCATGTTGGCGCGGCCGTTGGTCATGTCAAGTTCGTGAGCCATGATGATGTTGTCCTTTCTGAGTTTTTGGGCGATGATGGGGTTGAGATGGGGGTGGATAGCCGCACCCCCAACGGCTAGCATGCCGTCTACGAGACGACGCTGAAGTTGTAGGCGCGTCCATCCAGCCGGAAGGTCGCAAAACCTTCCTTCTTGACCTTCATGCGGAAGCCGATGTGGCGGCTGAGGGGCAGGTCCAGGGCCTGGAATGCGGCCTTGACCGAGCGGTAGGTGCCGTAGCCCTCAACGGCGACGTTGGTGCGCATGGCGCGTGCCTCGGCAACCTCGGGATTCTTCCAAGAGTTGGCGATGGCCTCTGCGCGTTGTTCCTTCTTGGTCTGAGGGTCGAAGACCTCACCGTTGGCCAGCCAGTACTCGGTCACGCAGTGCTGGCAGGTGCGGCGCTTGTCGCCGGCAACGGTGTTGGGGAGGCCCGCAGGCGTCTGGTCTTCGGTCTGGCCGCACTTGGGGCACTTGGCCTCGATGGGCTCGGCCTTCGTCTTCTTGGACTTCCGGACCTTGGGCTGCTTGGGCTGGGCTTCCTGGCCAACCTCGTTGGCCTCGTGCGCATCCTCGGTCGGCTCGGTCTCGGCCGTCTCAGCCTCGGTCTCGGCCACCGGCTCGGAAGGCTCGGACGCTTCCGCCTGCTCCACCGGCACCTCAGCGGCGTCCGGCTGGGTCTCGGCCACCGGCTCGGAAGGCTCAGAGGAACCGAACAACGCGGCCTGGTTGGCGGCGTTGCGAGCAGCGGCCAGCTGCTTCTCACCAGCAGCGCGGCTGCTGAACTTCTTGACCGACTTGCCAGTGAGCGCGTTGTACTCAGCCAGCATCTCGGCCGTGGTCATCTCGGAAATGGTCTTGGTCATTGGTTTTCGTCCTTTCTAAGTTCTGCCGGCCAAGCGACCGTGAACCTATTATTCCCTGGAACTTGCAAAAAGAAAACCCTACCTCGCTTGCAGCTTCCGCAAATCGTACAAAGAGGTTCCCATCAGCTTCTTGAGCACGGCGAGGTCTGAAATGATGTCGTCAAGCAGAATCTGGCGCCAGGTTCCGTAGCGACCCAGCGAGAACACGCTGTACCGCTGCGTGAGGTCGTAGATGAAGTGGCGACGCCAATCTTCAGGAATTTTTGCGATTTTTCCAAAATTTTGTTGAATTTTTTCGACCGCCACGCAGTCCCTTTCCTCTAAGGCAAAGGCGTTGAAGAAGTCGTAAGTGTCGGCTTCATTGGCGTACTCGGCAATCAAGAGGTCGCCGGTCAGGCTGACCCGGTAGAGGCTTGTCTCACGGCTCGGGAAGTAGACTGTCTGGTGGACGTCAGCACCCGGAACCCGCCACCGCTTGACGGTGATGGGCTCGTGCTTGAAGTCGGGCATGCCCGTGGCCCCGACCATCCGCGCCACCACGGGCATCGGAAGGGTGCTGATGGCTGGTTCGTCGCTGCCCATCAGTTCCTCAGCCGTCACCCGGTGGTTCCAGGTCACACGACCACCGCACCGCTCACGCAGCTGCTCCAGGAAGTCGGCAGGTGCGATGAAGCGGTCCGCTGATTCGAGGTTCCAGATGCTGCGGTCCGCCAGCTTCCCGATGACCTTCTGCGAGTAGGCGTTGGCCAGCGCGATGTTGGGCTGGACGAATCGGCCGTCATCCCAGATGCCTTTGTGCACGCGGACCTTCTTGAAGTCGATGCCCACGGCGTCGCCAACGTTGGGCGTGCGGAAACGCAAGACGGCCTTGTGCTGGGCTTGGTCTTCCGGGCCAGCCTCGAAGATACGTGCGGTCTGAAACACACTGCCTGCCAACAATCCGGCGATGCCTGCTCCGTAGATTTTCATGCGATGTTCAATCCTTTCTGAGTTTTCCGCTCTTGGCCCTCTTATTATCGCCCACGGGAAGCCAATCGGGCAAGCGTCTGTCGAGAATTTTTCAACAATCGCTTGCCTTTCCGGCTCAAGGCAGGGAATAATCGTTGAGGTTCGACCAACCGAGAAAGATTGAGAGCTTCAGAAATGCCAAAAGTCTTCATTACACAAGTCCCTCATCGTCGAGACCCAGACACCGGCGCATTCGTCCCCAGCGTCAACATTTCGCCTGCGGCTGAGCACGGTGAGTTGGTGGTCATGATGCCGCCCAGGGCCTCATTCTTCGCCACCAACGACCTGGTGAGCCAGCTGCGCGAGCACCTTGCGGACTACAGCTATGAGGCCGGTGACAGCATCGTCGCGCTGGGTGACCCCACGGTCATCGCCGTCGCCTTCGCCATCCTTGGCGATATGCACGGCCGCTTCATCGTCCTGAAGTGGGACAAGAACATCGGCCGCTACATCGCCAGCCACGTTGAGGTCTGGGACTGATGCTGGAAGGGCATCACGCCGTGGCCGAGCGCCAGGCCCTCCAAGACCGAAACGCCTTGCTGGAAGCCTGCGTCCACGTCCTGCGTGGGACCTTGATGGCCCTTGTCCACGCCAAAGACTGGAAAGACCGTTACGGGAAGGATGAGACCTACCGGCGTCTCCAGCCGGATGCGTGGCGCGACGCTCGTGCGGCCATCAAATTCACTGAGCAAGCGGCTTCCGACCTTGCTGCTGCGCAGACCCATCTCCTGGCCTCTGCAAATGTGTTGGCCCAGGCTCGTGGCACTTCGGATGAGGAAGCCGCTTGGGACGCCTTCCTGGCCAACCTAGCCACGCTAAACGACATCCAGAAAGGGTCCGACCGATGACGAAGCACACCCAGGTCTGCAACTTCTGCCGGAAGACCGTGGACGGCAAGGGCGTCGTGGCGTCGCCTGGCGTGATGATTTGCGCGCCGTGCGCCCGTGCGGCCCAGGCCCAGGTTGACTACGACGGCGTGGCCGGACCCTTCGAGGTCATCGAGGGTGGAGCCGGTCCGCTGGCGGTGGTCGATGGCGGGAAGACCGATGCCTGATTGCTGCTCACACGAGATGGACGCCGCAATGCTGCGTCAGGCACTGGACGATGAGCGCAACCTGCGACGCGCCGAAGGCGTTGAGCACGATGCGACCGTGCTGGTGCTGGAGAAGGCGTTGATGATGGCCTTGGAGGACAACCATCTCAACCCTGACATGGCCGCCAGCTACATCCGTCGCGCTGAGATTGAGCTTGGCGCCAAGTCCCTGATGCTGGAATAGCAAGCATTGCAGCTACAACTCAGAAAGGAAGGCCCCAATGAAAGTGACCGGAAGCTGCGCCAAGTGCGGCCGCAGCTTCAACATGACCTGGAAAGACCACCCGGAAGACAAGAACATCATCATTAGCTACCGGATGCCGTGCCCGCGCTGCCTCGGGACGGCCGAGATGCGCAGCGCCGCAGAGCCGGAAAGCCTCAGAACTCAGAAAGGACAACAATGATCAAGCGTCTCATCAAACGAATCTTGGGCATCACCAAGCTTGAAGCCTACATCAACCAGCTGGAGCAGGCCAACGACCAGTTGGAGCGTCAGCGGTTGAGCCTCGTGGCCCGTTGCGCCGCGCTGGAGACGGCCATCAAGTTTGGCGGTGAGCGTTGCGATGACATCGTGGCCATGCTTGGGCCGTACGAAGACCGCAGCACGCGGACCATCTGGCAGAATGACAAGTACGTCCTGTCGGTCTGGCCCCATGGCGGGGTGCAGCTTGAGGCTCGGCCGTTCCTCGCACCGTTCATCCAGACCCACGGCCATCACAACCTCATCCCTAACTCAGAAAGGAGCAGCATTTGAACGTTGAACAGATTGTGGCCCTGGCCAATGCCTTGGTCTCGGCTGACCGAGACGTGGAGTTGGCTGAGACCCAGCTCAAAGCAGCCAAGGAGCAGGCCCGCAGACTGCGTGAAGAGACCATCCCGGCCGCCATGCAGGAATTGGGAATCGACCAGCTGGTGCTGGAGACCGGCTTCAAGCTCACCATCAAGCAGGACGTGTACGCCTCCATTCCGGCCGAGCGCAAGGTTGAAGCCTTCGACTGGCTGGAGCGCAACGGCTTTGGTGGGCTCATCAAGGTCGATGTCACCACGAAGTTCGGCAAAGGTGACTTCGAGACCGCCAAGCGGCTCGTGGCTGAGCTCCAGCAGCGCGGCCTGACGCCGGACATCAACCAGTCCGTGCACGCCCAGACCCTCAAAGCCTTCCTGCGCGAGCAGCTGGCCAGCGCCACCAACATCCCGCTGGAGCTGTTTGGCGCCCAACCCGTGTGGACCGCAAAGCTCAGCAGCAAGTAGCTGAGCCCATTTGAAAGGATAAGGACAACTCAAAATGGCTGACAAGAAGACGACTGCCGTGACCAAGGTTGAAGAGCCGGTCAACGCGCTGGCTGACGCCGGTTTGATGGCTGACATGATGGCGGATGCCGGTGCCGGTCTCGAAGGGACGGACCGCTCCAGCTACGCCATCCCCTTCCTCACCATCCTCCAGGGCCTCAGCCCGCAGCTGGAGACCGTGGACGCGGCCAAGCCCGGCAAGTTCATCAACACCATCACCAACGAGGTCTTCACCGAGGTCTTGGTGGTGCCCTGCGCCTACCAGCGCCGGTACCTGCGTTGGGCCCCGCGCAGCGAGGGTGGCGGCTTCAAGGGTGAGTTCAACCCGGTCGATGTGGAGACCGGCAAGGTTGACGGCGTCACGACCAACAGCGAAGGTCGCCTGGTCATCGGCTCGGATGAGCTCAAGGACACCCGCAACCACTTCGTCCTGGCTCAGACGGCCGAAGGCGTCTGGCAGCCTGCGCTGCTGTCGCTGAGCAGCACCCAGATCAAGAAGTCGAAGCGCTGGATGAGCCGCATCCAGGGCATCGAGCTCAAGGCCCCCAACGGCAAGACCTTCGTGCCGCCCAGCTTCAGCCACGTCTACAAGCTCACGACCGTCAAGGAAAAGAACAACAAGGGTGAGTGGTACGGGTTGGAGGTTGAGCTGGTCTCGCCGGTCTCGGACCCGGAACTGTACGCCAAGGCCAAGGCTTTCCATGCCCAGGTCGTGGCCGGTGACATCGAGGTCCAGCAGCCGGTCCAGGACGCCACCGCTGAGGAAGGCTTCTAGGCCATCGCGGTTTGGCAGGCCTGCCGTAATGGTGGGCCTGCCTGACTTTTACGTGACCGTGAATCGCGCAACCTAGGAGACACCATGAAAACGTTCCAACAACAGGTCTACGACGCAGCGCAGACCTGCATCAAGCGAGGATGGTACGTCTTTCCGCTCCATACGGTCGATGACGACGGCAAGTGCTCGTGCGGCCGAGACGCCTGCGGCGACGCCGGCAAGCATCCTCGCGTTGGCCGTGGCCTCAAGGAAGCCAGCCGAGACGCAGCCCAAATCGAGACCTGGTTTGGTCCGGACGCGCCACCCAGCAACATCGCCATCGTCACCGGTGAGGTCTCGGGCATCACCGTCCTGGACATCGACATCGGACCGGGAAAGCTGGGGGCTGAGAGCTGGGCTGAGGCCATCAAGGACCACGGTGAGCCGCAGACACTAATGGCGCAGACCGGAAGCGGCGGCAATCACGTCATCTTCCAGTACAACTCGGCCTTGAAGACGGCCAGCAACGTGCTCGGGAAGGGCGTGGACTGCCGGAATGATGGCGGCTACATCGTTGCGCCTCCCAGCCGCCACCGCTCGGGTGGAAGGTATGAGTGGCTCAACCCCGATGAGGCCATCGCCATCCTGCCTGCGCACCTCAGCCGTCGCAAGGAAAACCGTGGCCGCCCCAAGAAAGACGACATGTACCGTGGCCGCTACGCCATCGGCCAGGTCCGGACCATGCTTGAGGTCGTGCCGGCTGATGACCGAGACCTCTGGCGCCACGTCGGCATCATCCTGGGCCGTGAGTTCAACCGCTCGGACGAAGCCTGGGAAGTCTACGTTGAGTGGTCCAACAAGTACCAGGGCAAGAAGGGTCGGAACCACGATGAAATCATGCACGAAGCCTTCCATGAGCTCAGCCAGCAGCAGGCCGACAAGGAACTGACGCTTGGAACCATCGTGAAGGCTGCGCTGGACAACGGTTGGAGCCCCAAGGCTGGCGAGGTTCCGCTGGGCAACTTCGTCTACTACGGACCCGGCAACAACTACATCTACCGGCCCACTGGAGCCTTCTGGGTCGCTGCGGCGGTGGATGCTGCGGTCTCGCAGGTCAACGAGAATGGCAAGCTGGTGCGGGCCTCGGATTGGCTCAAGCTCAACCAACTGGCCACGTCGATGACCTCGGACCCTGCCGTTGACGAAGACTACCTCAAGGGCCACGACTGCCGGAATGGCGAGATTGTGGCGGTGCCTGGCGCTGCCATGTTCAATGCCTACCGGAAGCCGACCATTGAGCTTGGCGACGCCTCGCTTGCGTGGCCGTTCCTGCGGCATGTGGAGAAAATCTTCAACAAGCCTGGGGATGCTGATCAGTTCCTGAATTACATGGCCCACAGGGTCCAGAAACCGTGGGAAAAACCACGTTTCGCCCTACTCATTGCTGGAGGACAAGGCGTTGGGAAAGACACTGCTATCGAGTTTTGCTGCCCGGCTATTGGCGTCTGGAACGTTGCGAACATCGACCCTGCGGCGTTCGACCAGTCGTTCAATGAGTATGCGGCTTCGACGTTGGTGCGAATCAGTGAAGCGGCGAATCTTCACGAGATGTCGAAGTGGGCATTCAACGAGCGCACCAAGGTCTTGATTGCTGGGTCGCCGGACGTGATGGCGATCAACCCCAAATACGGCCAGAAATTCACTGTCCGCATGCATTGCGGCGTCATCATCACGACCAACCACCTGGCCTCGGGCATCTACATCCCTCCAGACGACCGAAGGTACGACGTCATGGAGTGCGCTACGATGGGCGAGATGGGGCTATCCGATGACCGGATGAGGCGCGAGTACTTCAGCGACCTTTGGGACTGGTTCCTGGCCAACGGAGGTGCGTCTCATGTGGCCGCGTACTTGACCCAACGAGACCTTTCCGGCTTCTCAGCGTCCAACGGCCAGCGGAAGACGGCTGCGCACGAGACGGTGGTTGCGGCCGGAATGAGCAACGACCACTGGCTTGATGATATTCTGGATGAGCTGGAGCGGCCGGAAGCCGTCCGAGCCGACTGGATTGTGACGAAGGCCGTGGCGATGGGCGAGAAAGACATGGAGGTGAAGCGCAAACTCAGCAACGCCATCGGCCGCATCGGCTACACCATCTTCAAGAACCCAGCGACGAAGGATGGCCGCTGGAAGATCAAGGGCAAGAATGTGACGGTGTATGTGAAGGTGGGCACGCCATCGACCTACAACCCAGTCACCGAGCTAGATAAGGACCCATTCTAATGGCCAGAAAGACCCGCAAACATCAAGGCCCAAAGGTCAAGGTCCGCATGGATTGGCTTAACTCTGGCGGCATCAAGGAACTGAGCGTCACCGCCAAGCGCAAAGGCAGGAAGAAGAAGGCTTTGACGGCCAGCTTCTGGTTCAAGATGCCGGGATGGGATGCTTGGCGGAAGTTCCAGACCCAGCGAGACACGCCGTGGCATCGCAAGCAGCGACGGGTGGCCGCTCGGAAGACGCCGTGGCGCAGGATTGACGCCGCCAAGATCACCGTAAACGGCGACTACGCCACACTTTCCAACCTCACGCTGGAGGCGCGAACCAACTCAGAAAGGAAGAAAGCTAGTGAAGACCAGCAATTTGAACCGTTACACCTACTATCTCACAGACGGAATCGACATCGGCATTGAGACGCTCAGGCTCAAGCTAAGGCAGGCAGGCCACAAGGTCTCCAAGAGCGACATCGTGTTGGGCTTCCTGAGCCAGTCGCTGGCTTGGGCCAACCAGTCTGAGGTCGATGTTGAGACCGTCGTGCGCCGCATCGAGCGGGGCAGGGAAGACGCGGGGTTGACCGAATGAAGCGCATATTCAAGTTCGTCCTGGATTTGCAGGATGAGGTGACCCGTGAAATCCATGCAGGGGCAAGGTTTCTGAGCGTTGATGAGCAGCAAGGCAGCATCGTAGCCTACTTCATGATCAACGAAGGTGTGCCGATGGAGTTGAACCGCTTCCGCATCGTAGGGACGGGACAACCGTGTGACGATGTCGCCAGCATGAACTTCCTCGGAACGGTCAAGATGGCAGGCGGACGCTTGATGTTCCATGTCTTTCACGACCCTAATCCAGTAGAGGTGCGGCCGTGAGCCTCGTGCTGGATATGATTCTGGTCGAAGGCGTGTGGATGTGGGACGTTGAGGCGTTGGGCATCCCATTCGACCGAGACGCCGCTGAGGCTGCGGCTGAGCCGAAGGCCGAGACGCCGGTGAAGGATGCGCCTAAGCATGTCAATTGCAAGTCGAAAGTGGGTTGGGTATGAGCGAAGACGAAGACCCGGTTGCGAGATACGACCGGCTGGCTGAGGCTTTCCGGCGTGAGACGGGGCTGATGGCCCCAGGCAAGGACATCCCGGCCGCGTGCGGTGGCGATGACGACGATGAGACGCGGATGCGGCGATGGATTGATTGGCTGAAAGCGAGGAACGAATGAGGGTCTTGCCAATCGAGCAGCACTACGAGCAGCTGGCTGAGCAGTTCAAGGCCGAGACCGGCCTGGAAGCCTCGCGCAACAACAAGAAGACGATGCCGCTGCGAGGCGGATATGAATACGAGGTGCGGATGCAGGCCTGGGTCCGCTTCCTCAAATCGAGGCGAGACTGATGATTGAAGAGTATGACAAGGCCGTGGATGACCACCTGACGGGCGATTGCGACCCTGCGGTGTGCTTCTGGTGCCGGTGCGGCAACGGTCGGAAGACTAGCGATGGAGAAAACACTGATGAAACCAGTAATGCAGACGATCACCGTGGACCAAATCACCGGCTACTGGGACTTCGTCAAGCGGTCCGTGCCCGGCAACTGCTTCCAGGCTTGCGTTGCGTCCATCATGGAGATGCCGATTGAGGCAGTTCCACACTTCATGCTGTTTGACCCCTGGGTGGATGCCTTCTACGCCTGGATGAAGCAGATGGGCTACCAGGTGGACTTCACTGTTGACGCAGATGAGGTGCCCAAGGACACCTTCTACATCCTGTCGGGACGCTCACCGCGTGGCAACTTCGACCATGCAGTTGTGGCCTTCAATGGCGAGACGGTGCACGACCCGCACCCGGCTGGTGGCGGCGTCTTGTCTTTCACCGATGCCATCTGGGCGAAACGCATTGAGGAAGCGGATTAGAGGCCAACTGACTCAAAAACAAGCCTCAAATGCAGGCAGTCACACAATCGTGGACTTTGTGTTGTTGGATGGCCGAACCTATGTGAATGGGGGTCGATGGGCTTCCTGGGCCGTACAAATGGGTTTAAACACATTGGACCGGAAGTGTTGATGACGACATAATCTCCACGATGGGACCTGGCTGAAATGTTGACGACGAAAGGAATTGAACATGGACTTGACGGATAACCGGCCGGAAGCTCACTGCTGTGTGCATTCCAATCCGCCTGACGAGCGGGTGCGCTGTCTCTGCGCATGTCACGAGACGGTCATGGGGCCTTCTGGGCTGCCGGCGTCTGAGTTTGCGCCGAAGGGGTTGATGAGGCTGACGGACTTGGTCAAAATGGAGGCCGATGAGCGAACGGCCGATGGGCCGCAGGTGATTGTCTCGAAGGCCGAGTATGACCGGCTGAAGGCAGGCGAGACGCGGACTGCGGACCTGATGGC